AGATATTAACCAATTAAATACTTGATTAATCAGTATTGCTACATTATTGCAACAAGATGCAAATAATGAAGAAAGAATATTAAGATCTCAGCAAGAAAGTGAAAGAAGACTTGCAGAAGAACAAATAAGACTTGGAAAAGAAAGTGATTTAGAAAGAAAGATACAAGCAGCAATAGTTGCTCCTGTAGCAGAACTTGCACCAAAAGTTCAAAGTCTTTTTGGAAATGTTCTCCAATCTCTTGGTTATCTTTTTGGTGGATGGTTAACAAATCAAGTCATAGAGTATATTAAGGAAGAAGGTGAAGGAAATACTGAGAGATTGGGTGAAATTAAAAATAATATTATTAAAAATCTTGTCGTTGCTGGTAGTGCATTATTAGCAGTAAAATTTGGCATGTCTGCTTTGTCAAGATCTTTATTTGGTATTACCTCTCAAGTTGCAAAATTATTAGGTAAAACTGTTGCAGCTCCTTTTAATATTATTAAAAACATAGTTGTTCCATCACAAACAAAACCTCCTGGCGGTGCAAAACCTTCTACTCCTAAACCTTCGGGTGGAGGATTTGGTGGTGCAATTAAAGGTATGGCAAGTGGAGCAGGAAATTTTATAAAAGGATTAGCATCACCATTATTGATTGGATCTGCAATGACAGGTCTTGATATTGCAACTGGCGAAGATCCTGGCAGAGCAGTTGCTGGTGCTACTACTGGAATGGTTGGATCAGCGGCGGCATTTGCTGCAGGATCCCTGTTACCTATACCTGGAAGTGGTGTTGTCTCAAGTGCAATTGCTTATAATCCATCAGCAGAGTTTGGTAAAGGGATATATGATAAGTTTTTTGGAAAAGAACAACCTCAATTGGAAGCAAAACCATCTCAACCTTCAAATACCCAACAACCTCAAACAGAAATAAAACCAACACAACCTTTAGTTTTACCACCAAATGCGGAGTCCATTGCAGAACAAAAAACTGAAGCACTTAAGACATCACCACAACAAGAATTGGTACAACAACCAAAAATAAACTTTCCAGATTATTCAAATACATTTAATCTTTCTGCAGATAATACTTTTGTTTCATCAAACATCACTCCAGAAAAATCATCAGAAAATGAAATAAAACCAAATCAAGTAATGTTACCAAAAAGTAAAGACTTGAGTTTTGATGCTTCTTCTATTTTTAAACCAGAAAATCCAACTAATTTCCTTGAAAATTATGATAATTTGAAGTCAGAAGAGTCTATTCCAGATAAAACAACACCAATAAAACCAGCACAAATTCAAGGTGTTCCTACTCAAATTCTACAAGTTGGAGAACTTCCAGAACCAAAACCAAACATCATTTATGCATCTTCTGGGTCTTCTCAACAACAAGGTTCTCAAATGAATCAAACTCCTTCTAATGGACCTTTGACAGATGTTCCTTTGATTCGATCATCTAATCCTGATAATTTTTATACATTATATTCTTACTCTTGCTATAATGTGGTGATATAATATGGCAACAACAGCAGACATTATATCCCAAACTTCTAGTATTAATTCAATTACGAAATCAATATCTTCTACTCGTTCTTCTTTATCAAGTACTAATGTTAGTGTTGGTAGAATACAAAAAATTATAGAAACAAAAACAAAAGTAAGAAGTGACTTGTTTTTTAAAAATCAAATAATAGAAAGGAGAAGAAGAGAAGCGTCTAAAAGAAGAGAATATGAAGATCAAATAGAAGCATCAAGAGTAACTACAAATTTTCAGTCTGGATTAAGAGTTGCTTCGTCTAGCAGTCAAGGCCCATTAAGCAGAATTTTATCTTTCCTTGGATATATGGGTGCTGGATGGATTATTGAAAATCTTCCCACATGGATTGCAATGGGTCAAGAGTTCATTGCAAGAATGAAAAAGGCAGGAGAACTTATATACTCTATTCCCCAAACCATGTGGAGAATTCTTCAAGGATTTGGTAGTGTATTGAAAGCAGTAGGAACAAATATTCGCAACTTAGATTTTACAGATTCTTCTAATGAAGTACAAAATTCATTTACACAACTAACTGATACCATAGATTTATTAGGAACACAAATTGTAGATGGATTTAAATTGATGTTGCAACCAACTGGTGAAGTTGATATTCCTTCTACTGGTGAACAACAACCTGATACTGGTTTCCCTGAAGTTCCTCCACCTTCTCCTAGTGGAGGTGGAAGTTTTGGTGGGTCTGGAGTTTCAAAAGGAGTTGAAATTGCAAGAAGATTACAAAAAGATCTTGGGTTGAGAGATTATCAAGCTTCTGCGGTTGTTGGAAATCTCTTACAAGAAAATACCAATCTAGTTCCAGATTTACTTGAAGGTAGTAAAAAAGGTCTTTTAACTGATGCAATGAGAAAGGGAATTGGATATGGATGGGCACAATGGACCGATCCTGGTAGACAAAAAGAATTATATAAACTTGCTCAAAGTATGGGAGTCGATCCTTCTAAACAACCTTTAACTGATGAAATTAATTATGCAATGTTAGTTAGAGAACTTCCAAGATATGATAGTGGTGGTAGATTTCGTAATTCGAAAAATATAGAAGAAGCTTCAAATTGGATTTTATTTCAATATGAAAATCCAGCAGATAAAGGTTCTAGAGAACAAAGTGAAAGAATTGCTGATAGTAAAAAAGTTTTACAAGGATTATCATCTACATCATCAACTCCACAAAGACCAACAGCACCCCCAAGACCAGTATCAACTGGAACTATGAATTTAATACCACAAACTGGTGCTGGTGGATTTATTCAGGGTGGATCTGGATCTGAAGGAGATTCTACATACGCAACCCACTTTCATATAGATACTAAAAATGCAAATCCAAATGCAGCACAACTTGCAAACATCAGGGAAGTTTCTTTCCAAGCGGTGAAAGCAATGTTTGCAAGGGGATCCTGGATTCACTTTGGAAATATTAAAAAAAATGTTTATAGTAACATATCAGATTCTGAGTTAAGATCTTTAATTGCTGCTGAACAAAGAGCACATGGGGCAAGAAGCAGTGCTGGAGTAGATATTCAGGAGCATAATCCAAAAACAAAACAAACTTTTCCATCTCAACCAGGATCAGCGACTAAATTTCCTTTTGCTGTTGGTGAAGTTTATTATAGAGGTGGATATGGAAGAGAGGCAGAAATCATAGGAACTGGGGGAATTACAGTATCTCATGGTGCCGCAGGTTCAAAAGCAAGTCAGGTTTCTCCACAACTTGCAAAAGTTCCATCAGAAACTTCTTTAACTCCATCACTATCTGAAGAATCACAACAACCACAAATTTCTTCATTAACACCAGAAACTCAAGCAAGAATTGCCGAAGCAGTAAGACAGGAAAGAATGGGTCAACAAATTCTTTTCATTGATGATAGATCGTCATCACAACCAGCAACACCAACAGTTTCTCAAAAATCTTATAGTGGTGGATCTTCCGGACAAATAACTGAGTTTGATATGTTAAATAGATTTATGAAACAAAAACTACTCTTAGACTTTAACTATCTCTAATGGAAGCAGCAAAGAAGTCCATATATGATACAGTATTAATAGAATCTAATGATCAAAAACAAAGAATTGATCTAAGAACATCTATTGTTGCTTTTGAATATTATGAGGATATATTTTCTCCAATTGTTACCGCCAAAATAAAAATTGTAAACACTGGAAATTCTGCATCCACGGAAAAGGATACTAGTAAACAATCTCTTTATAATGGTCTTCCATTAAGAGGTGGTGAAAGAATAGCAATCAAAGTAAGACCAAATACAAAAACCAACATTGCTTTAGACTTTGCAAATAAAATTGAGAATTATTTTTATGTTTCTAGTATAACGGATGTAATTGCAGAAACACAAAGAGAGAGTTTTACATTACATTTAGTTCCTAGAGAAGCGATTACAAATGAAACGGTAAGAGTCACAAGAAAATATCCAACATCTTTAAGTATCGATGGATCAGTTGAAAAAATTTTAAAAGAAGTTTTACAATCTAAAAAAATTGGAAAAATTGATAAAACTTCAAATAAGTATGGATTTATTGGTAATATGAGAAAACCATTCACTATATTGACTTGGTTAGCTTCCAAATCTGTACCTACAGAATCTAAAGATGGTACAGCAGGATTCTTATTTTATCAAACAAAAGATGGATTTAATTTTAGATCCATTGATGAAATGAATAAAGAAAAACCAAAAGCAACATATATTTATACTGAAGCAGTACAATCTTATTCTGAAGAAAATCAAAAAATTAATAATGATTTTAAGATTTTAAATTATTTTATTGATCGTAATCAAAATTTAATTGAAAAGTTGAGATTGGGAACTTATGCAAGTTATAGAATGTTTTTTAATCCATTAGACTTTAAATTTTCAAAACCAGAGGAAGGAGTTTTTAAACAAAGTGATTATGTCAAGTCAACTGAAAATCTTGGAGATAGATTAAAATTACCTAAAGTTTCTGATGGATCTGAACAAACTCTTGGGGATATACCATCAAGAATGATCACACAAATCTTAGATGTTGGAACATTGGAACAAAATGTATCAACCGATAAGAATTCTGATCCTCAAAAGTATCAGTCACAATCATTGATGAGATATAATAGTTTGTTTACTCAGCAATTAAATTTAATTGTTCCGCTGAATACAAATTTAAGTGCTGGTAATATTATTGAATGCAATTTTCCAAAAATCAGTAGTTCTGATAGAAAGGAATTTGATCAGGAGACAAGTGGACTATATATGATAAAGGAATTATGTCACCATTTTGATACTGAAAGTTCTTATACATCAATGAAATTAGTAAGAGATACATTCGGGCAGAAAAAATGATCGACGAGTCAATACTTAAAAGTAACTTTATAGGAAGAGATGGTTTTAGATGGTGGATTGGTCAAATCCCACCTATCGAAGCACAAAAATCTCAAGCAAATGGTGGTGGATGGGGGAATAGAGTCAAAGTTAGAATTTTAGGATATCATCCTTATAGTTCTGCAGAACTTTCTAACGATGAATTACCATGGGCACAAGTTCTTATACCCTCAACATCTGGAAGTGGTGCTGCAAATTATGCAGTAAATCCAAAATTAAGACCTGGAGATACTGTTCTTGGATTTTTCTTGGATGGTGATAATGCACAAATACCAGTTATTAT